GACTTTGAATCCACCTCACCAGAGTGCCTCCGGACCCTCGGGCGCTTGTTGCTTGCGAGGCTTCGCGCTCATCTTCTTCAAGTCCCGTCTCTGAAACTCCAGCAGCCGCGGAAACGGCCACCACGGCTCGCTGACTCGCAGCGTCACCACCTCCCCGCGCCGCAGAGACTCGACCTCGGGGCCGTGGAAGCCCGACAGCGGCTCGATCCAGTGCCTGTCGTGGTTCATGCCCTCAACCCCGCCGGCTCAGTGTCGGCCCAGGCCCGGACCTCGGCCTCCCACAGCGCCATCGACAAGCCCTCGACCACGATCGGCACGGGCAGCGCGAGGATGTCGCGGTCCTCAGGGTCGAAGTCCAGCGGCGCGAGATCGAGCATCTGATAGTTGGAGTTGCGCACGTTCCTATCTCCAGAAAGCAAAAGACCACGAGGGATGAGGCGTGATGCCGCCAAGCCCACACCGCTGGGCAGCGGGTGGCGCCTCATCTCTCGTGGTCTCTCGGGTTGAATCGGTTACGCTTGGCGGCGGACGGCCAGCATACACCTAACTTGAACTGTGGAGCAAGTGCTACTTACTGCGGGGCGGTGATATACGACATGTCGTAGAACACTCGTTAGATGCTTGGCGCCTCTTTGGCTTTCCGTATCAGCGCCTCCAGCCACTCGGTGCCGTTGCGCGCCACCTTGGCCGCCACATCGGGATACGTCCGCACGCTGATGCGCGCGGTGCGCTTCAGCTCGGGCGGCAAAGCCGGGCGGCCCGGCTTCTTCTTCTTGTCGTCGCTCATGCGGCCTCCAGCAGCTTGGTAAACATGCCGGCGCCGTGGTTCTTGCCGCCGCACTGGCACTCACAGGTGCCGTTGTGCTTGCCGTTCAGGCACTTGGCGTTGCACTCATGGCGCGAGGGAAACTGCTTGTAGGTGATCATGCGCTCGACCGGCAGCAGGCGGCCATCAGCAGAGCGGCCGGCTTCTCCTTCGCTGCCTCCACTCGGTCCTTGAGGGAGGCCGGGGCCGGTGCGGGCAGAGACTCGCTGTTCGTCGGGCCAGCCATCACGCCGGCCCAGGCCTTGCGCATGTCTTCCAGCGCGACCTTGTTCGTTGCGTTGTCCACGAGGTAGGTAACCATGCCGCGAAGCATCGAGCGCGCCCCCTCGAACTTCTGGCGGCCGAGAAACTGGTCGTCAACCTGCGGCGCCACACGGGCCTGCTTGTTCTTCGGGTCGATGCCGAGTCGCTTGTCGCGCTGGAAAGTCTCAAAGGAGGCCCGGCCCTGAGCATCCACCTTGGCGAAGATCCACCGCCCGTCCTCTCGCTTGATGCGCAGTTCGGCCTTCGGCTTCTCGCCGGTCAGGTCGAGGTCGATGTAGTCGATCTCCCAGCCGGCGCTGGCCATCGTTCGATTCAGCGCATCAACGGCGCTCCGGCTCGTAACCTCACCGCCGGGCACCGTCGGCAGCGCTTCAGCGGCCGGCGCAGGCGTCTCGGCCGGCTCGCTGAACAGATCCGGGCCGGCCGGCACCTTGGCGCGGCGCTTGGCCTCCACGCGCTGCTTCAGCGGCGTACCGGAAGCAGTGCCTTTTCGATCGACATCCCCCTGCGAAGGCGCTCCCGAAGCGTCCTGATTCTCAGCCCGAGCCTTCTTGCCCACTCCGGCACGCTCATCGTCACGCCGTTGTGCGTCAGATGCTTCGAGTCTTTCCGGGACGGCAACCGCCCCAGCGTCGCGGCCGGCGTAGGTGGCGGCCTGCCATCCGTCCTCGCCCTTCACCACCACGCGCACGGCCAAGCCGCGCTCGATCAGGCAGTCTCTTCCGGTCTTGCTCGGCAGGTCGCCATCCCACAGCGGGCCTTGCTCCACCAGGGCAATCAGCGTGTCCAGTTCAGCGCCTCGCATCGTTCGTCCTTTCGTGCCTTCGTTCCTCAGCCGCCCAACCCTTCACTGGAGCGGGACGCTTCGCGCCCCTCAGCTCAAACGTTCGTCTTGCGGTACAGCACCGGCCGCGAGGGGTAGGTGTCGTGTTCGTCGCTCACCCACCAGCCCCCGCTCGGCCATTCGCCGCTGTAGTGGCAACGGTGGATGCCGGTGCTGCCGGGCTCGATCACGTCGAACTCGCTGCCGTCCTTCGGGCAATAGATCGCGTCGTTCCAGCCCAGCTCGCGCAACCGCTGGTGCGCCTCGAACATCATGCGAATGGCTGCCTGCTCGTCAGGCATCAACTCGGCGCGGCGCTTGTTCGCAGCCTCCACCGCGGCCATGATCGCGTCGGCCTCGCGGGCCGCTGTGATTCGGACTTCGATCATGTCACCCTCGCTGCGATTCAATTGTGGCCTTCGCGGCCTCAACATCGTCGCCGCACGCCTTCATCACCGCGCCATTCAACACGGCGATCTCCACCATTAGCCAGTAGATGAGGTTGTCGCCGACCAGATCGCGCCAGGGTTCGCCGTAGCGCAGTGCGTGCATGCGACCATCGTTCTCGCGGATGACGGTGTACTTGCCACCGTCCAATTCAACACGTTGAGTCATGTGATTCCTGTTCAAGAAAGAGAGTAGTTGAAGACCGTTCCCCGAGATTCCCTGCTCTAGCTCACGAGCACAGCCAGGGTTTGTGCATGAGCGCGCGTAAGGGTTCGCGGGCCGCGCGGCCTCGTAGCATCAAGGGGCTGGGCACCACGCGGTCACTTCGCGGCTTTCTCTGCTGGCTCCCGCATGTTCTTGCGGCACGATCGGGCGAACTCGCACCGCGCGCAACCGCTGTTGAGATCCTCACGGCGCAGATCGAGACCGATCTTGCGGGCGGCCTTCTCAATGTTGATGGCCGTGAGGGACTTGATGCCGCGACGGCCGCGGGCGTAGTGCCGCAGCATGTCGTAGCTGATGCCAGACTTCGCGCTCAGTTGCCGAAGCTGTTCGGCGGTGAGCCGGCGGATGTTGGTTCGCATGCTTGCATCGTAGCATTTGTTCCGCTAGCATTCAACTCACACGGCGCCCCGCCCGGGGTTTGGTCTCCTCCCTCCCCTGCCGTGCTTGACCCGCCACTTGGCGGGTTCTTTTTTGCAAGCACTCGCAAAAAGCGCTTGACGACCCGCGTATCAAACGCTACGCTTCGCTCCACTTCTTTTCGCAACAGGCGCTGTGAAGCGCTTTCTCACTCCCAACCTCACCAACGAAAGGTGATCATGTCCGTCGAACTGAAACTCGTCTTCGCTTCCGTGCAGGAAGCGGCCAACGCGCTGGCCAAGCTGGGCGCCCCCACGACCGCGGCACCGGCAGCGGCCAAGCCGGAACCCGCCGCGACCCCGGCCGCGCCGAAGGAAGCCAAGGCCAAGGAATCCGCTGGCACCCCGGCTTCGTCCTCTGCGGCGCCTGCCGCCTCGCCGGCACCTGCGGAGTCGAAGGCCGCTGCCGCCGAGAAGCCGGCTGACGTGCCGACCTACGAGAAGTCGGGCCTGCCCGAGAAGATCAAGCAGGCGGTCGGCAAGGACAAGGCCGGCGTGATCGCGCTGCTCAAGGAATTCGGCGTCGCCAAGGGCCCCGAGCTCAAGCCCGAGCAGTTCGCCGCGTTCGGCGAGAAGATCGACGCGCTGATCGGCGCCGGCGACCTGGCGTGAACCTGACGGCGATCGCCAAGGCGCTCACCGCGGCCGGCATCCGTCGGCCTGCGGTGGTGCTCCGCGGCACGCTACATCCGAGCCGCGTGCGGCGGGCCTACCTTGCCGCATGCGCTCACCAGAACAGACATTGGATGTTGGCATGACCGACTTGCGTTGCCTCCGCGTCGACATCCATCAGCACTCGGGTGGCTTCTGGGTGTGGCAAATCAGTGCCGGCAAGAACCTGCTGTGCATCAGCAGCAAGAGCTACGGGTCCAAGGCCGCGTGCTGCAAGGCGTTCTACAAGGTGCAGGACTACCTGGGCAACGCCCGAGTGTTCATCGAAAACAAGGAAGTGATGTGACCGAACACGCTAAGTTGTCCCCGTCATCAAGTAAGAAGTGGTTTTCGTGCCCCGGTAGCCTGGTGCTGGAAGCACCGATCCCCAACAAGAGCAACACCTACAGCGACGACGGCACCGCGATGCACCACATCGCCGCGCTGTGCCTGACCGAGCACTGGCGCGCGAGCAAGTACGTCGGCCAGGACATCCCGGTCAACGCCAAGCACGAAGAGCCGCGCTTCGTCGAGTTCACCGACGACATGGCCGACCTCGTGCAAGGCTACGTCGACACCGTGCGCAAGATCGGCATCGGCAACCGGATGCTGGTCGAGACGCGCGTCGACTTCTCGGAGTTCGTGCAGATCGAGGGCCAGTTCGGCACGGCCGACTGTATCATCTGGCACGAGCAGGACGGCGAACTGGGCGTGTACGACCTGAAGACCGGCCACACGCCGGTGACGGTCGAGCGCAACACGCAGGCGATGTTCTACGCCCTCGGCGCTTTGCGCTACCTGATGGACGAGGACATCGCCGCCGCGGCCAGCGATCCGTTCGCCTGGGCCGAAGCGGTCGGCCTGAAGACCATCCGCCTGGGCATCTACCAGCCGAAGGTTTACAGCGCCGGCATGGAGGAATGGCAGTGCACGCTGCAGGATCTGCGCGAGTTCGCGAACCTGGCGCGCAGCAAGGCCGCCAGCGTGCGCAACGCCGAGGCCATGCACGGCAAGATCCCGATGGAAGAGTGGGACCGCACCTTCCTCAACCAGAACCCGAACGAAGAAGAGTGTGCCTTCTGCCGCGCCATGTCGACGTG